GATCTCTGCTACTCCCTGTCTGAGGAGTTTGGTTACGCTGAGATCCGTAAGGATGGCATGGTCATCGCAGACTACGGCAACCCTTGCCTGTGTGCCAACTGAGGCACTGTCCTCGGGGGGTTGACTTTCCCCCCGATCCGATCCATACTACCTTTGTTCACACGAAACGACTTCCATGCGTAAGATCGAACAGCAAATGAACGCCGCCATTTCTAACAATCAGAACTGGCAATCTGACAACACCGCTGTCGCTTACAACCCCGAAACTAACGAGTCTACCGTGTTCCTTCATGGTAACAAGATCGCAGTCGTTGGTGATGACTTCGTGCAAATCTTTGACGGAGGTTATCAGTCAAAGACTACCAAGTCCCGCCTGAATGCTATTCTTTCGGAGCACGGAATCAAGGGCGAATGTGTATTCCAAAAGAACTTCAATTGGTTCGTCCATAAGTTCATTGGACAGGCAGGAACTTCCCCCGTGTTCAATGAGTACGAATTCAAAGATGGGTTCATGTTTGCATAAAGAATTGGGGGGCGATTGCCTCCCTTTTTTTATACCGCGAAGCGGCTGAAAAGTTGGCTGCCCCAGTGACGACCATTTTCGTCATCAGGGCGACCCTGCCCCTCCTTCGCTTGTGACCCTATTGTAGATCCAAGAGGTGCCGCAGGCAGCCGACTGGGGACAGTTAGCAGACTGTCCACAATCCCCCTGGAATCGCCCCATCCTGTGCCTATAATAGGTTCATGCAAAACAAGCACATCGAACACCCCGAAGACACGATCCTGACGGGCGACCTGACCGCCCTGGATCTCCTGCTCTCTGAGGGTCATCTCAGCGTTAAGATCGACGGCGCTCCTGCCGTTGTCTGGGGTCGCAACCCTGCTACTGGTAATTTCTTCGTTGGCACCAAAAGTGTCTTCAACAAAGTAAAGATCAAGATCAACGAATCTCATGAAGAAATTGATGCGAACCACGTCGGTCAAGTTGCAGAAATTCTGCACGCTTGTCTTGATTGGTTACCTGCTACAGATGGCATTTTCCAAGGGGATTTTATCGGTTTCGGTGGATCTGACGAGTATACTCCCAACACAATCACCTATAAGTTCCCAGAGATAATTACTGAGAACATCATCATTGCTCCGCACACTTACTACACTGCGGAATCGGATTTGCGCGATGCAGTAGCACATCCGATGAAGTTCATGATTACTGATACTTTCTACTGCAAGTTCGTTAAACCCCAAGCACGTATCTTTACTGGCAATTTTGATACCTGTGCTGGATCGTTTGGTGATCTTTCTGAGGTCATTCAGTTTGCTAAAGTAATGGCACAGAATGTTGAGTTCGTTGATGATAAGAAAGCAAAGCAAATCAAGCAGGCATTGAATAAGTGCATCCGCGAAGGTACGCCGATTGATGATAACGCATTCGACTGCGATTACACCCTGATCGCTTACTGGAAGTTGGTCAAGTCTATCAAAGATGATGCACTCTATCTCTGCCGTAATAACGGTCCAGAAGCATACATCGGTCAGGACAGAATCGACTCTGAAGGTTATGTCTACTCCAACGACCTGGGTACAGTCAAACTGGTCAATCGCGAACGCTTCAGTCATGCTAACTTCAACAACGCTAAATTTGCACAAACTCCCTGAGAGTTCTTTATACTCAGGTCAGCCGCCCGCGTGCCAATGAGCGCACTGTCTACCCATGCCCCTTGGGCGGCGGATCTGCCCCCTATAATGACTTCAGTTCAAAGGAAACGCAATGACCTTCGCCATCCAACCTACCGCCTGGGGTTCCTTCGATTCCTACGGTTGCGATTGGGCATCGACCATTGAGCAAGCATACCGCATCGGTCAGGCATGGGGAGAGGAGTGCATGATCTGGATGGTCCCCCAGAATGGCACCCCCGTCCGCTGGTGCCGCACTGACAGCAACACGAACGCCATCGCTGATCTGGTCTTTGGGGTCGGTCGCTGACCCCCGATCTGCTACAATACTCTCAACAGCAACCGACCGATGCGCTACCCGATCAACTGCAACGACTCCCAAAGCGTCTGGACCCTGCGCCTGAATCCTTTTACGGGAACTGCCCGCGTCCGCTGGTTCAACTCCCCTCTGACTGAGTACCGACACACTGGGGTGTCGCGTCGCGCCATCCTGGGTATGCTCTGGTATTCTGGCAAAACCAGCAAAGGGGGATGGGTCAACCGTCATTGCCTGGAGAAGTCCGACTCTAAGCGTCTGAACTGGCGTCCCGTTCTGGAGGAGATGGCAATTCAGCAACTGTCTACCATCCGCCCTTAAAGGCACCCCTGACCCCTTATACTGATCTCAGTTCAAACGAATCCGATGAGCACCGCTACCTACAACGGTTACCCGAACTACGAAACCTGGAACGCCGCCCTCTGGATCCAGAACGATGAGTTCCTGTACAACACCGCTAAGGCGATCGTTGAATTTGCCGAACCCGACTGCACCCCTATGGGGAACTGGCGGCGGTTTGTCCGCTGCATGATGGAAGGGCAGGTCGGTCGCTTCCTGGGTGCTACTGGCGACGGCGTTCGCTGGGATGACCCTGCCATCAACCCCTGCACCATGGGCGCTCTCTTTGAAGAGTTTGAGGAAGAACTCTCCTAAGGGGTCGCCCCCTTTCCTTTCAAAGCAAACCAAACCAACATCCTACCATGACCCGCGACCTGGCAACCTCCCTCCTGAACCGTGCCGCCGATGGCACCCAGCTCCTGCAGATCCTGGACACGATCGCCAGCGACCTGGAAACCCAAGGCATTGAGGATTGCGCCGCACATTACCAGATGATCAGCGCCCCGACCGCCGAACCGATCCAGTTCTGACAACTGTCTACTCCCCCCGCTTTGGGGGACCGATTGACTCTATACTGACTTCAGTTCAAAGGAAACGACCTCATGACCATCGCTGCTCTGACCTCCGCCGACACCGCTGCTCTGGAGTTCTACCAGGAGAACGTCGCCTACGTTGATGGGTTCGGTCTGACCAACCTGGACCGCCCCGAGCGTCTCCTCTTTAAGAAGGGTCGTCAGTTGATGGAGGCAGCACTTGCCGCCGCCAACGCCCCCGCTACCAAGCGCATCCCCTACACCGATGAGGAAGTCTGCTTCCTGGTTACTGCCTACCTCAATGCAGGGGCACACATGACCGACACGCTCGCCGCGTTCTTCCAGGTCTTCCCCGAAACCGAGCACACCCGCTCTTCGGTCTGGCAGAAAATCCAGCGCATCCGCACCCTGGACAATGCCTACCCCGATGACACCCGTTGGGACGGCGACGCCCAGGTTCGTGCCATCGCTGGCAGCATCGCCCCGAATCGTTTCGCCTGATTCGTGCTACAGTATCCAAGTAACCGACAGACGCCCATGATCCTCTCCATGTCCTCCGACCTCCGCACCCGCCAAATCGTTTGGACTGGTCGCGGCAACGACGACACCCCTATGGGGTCGCGTCTGCAACCTCAGTTGGGCATCAGTGCGTTCGCCATCGCTGGGCAGTTCGCTGACCTCTGGAAAGATGAGGCAACCGCCTGCCCCGTGTCGGGTTGGCGTTCGTCCCGCTGACAGTCTTATTCGTGCGTTCGTGCGGGCAGCAGTCCTATGCCGCCCGCCGCCGTGCGGTCGGATCGCGCTAAGCGTTTCATAAGGGGGGGGGTATATAAAAAACGATGGGTCCCTTTAAGCTATAAACGACCCGATTCGCGAGAGATATGTCAAACGCTATATAATTTCAAAATCCGAATTTAAGTTACAAGGCATGAGAAAAAATTTTTCGGAAAATTTTTTGACCGTAGAGGTTGATCCAGTAACAGGCGAATATATCCTAGTCTTTCCTGAATGGTTAGTTAATGATATGGGATGGTATGAAGGTACTGTGTTAGAATGGAGCATGGAGGGCGATGAAGTTATTCTAAGAGAATCAAAAGATGACTGAAACTACAACTACAAAACTATTTCATATCTACGCAAAGGATAAATGTTTATTGCCTTGCGTAAAAGAAGAAGATTTCAGTGTAACTTGGAACACTGTAAAAGCAATTGTAGGTTTAATGCAAACAGACTATCAATCAGAAGATTTAAGTTACGAAGAAGTTACTGTTAATAAAGTTGCTTCTGAGGATCCTTCTTATTGACAGGACCTACATAATGCAGTATGATTCATACTGAATCGATTCACATTCAAACTTGACCAAATTATGGCTAAAGGATTTACAGTAAAAGCAAAAACGCCCGTTGCGTCTTCAACGAAAGAAGAAGAGTTTGATTACGCGAAAGCAAGAGAAATGATCAAAGGTAAGACAGTTGTATTCTGTCTACCTGGACGAGGAGTATCTTATATCTTCTTGAAGTCTTTCGTACAACTCTGCTTCGATCTAGTACAAGCAGGTGCAAGCATTCAGATTTCCCAAGACTATAGTTCCATGGTGAACTTTGCACGTTGTAAGTGTCTTGGAGCAAACGTACTACGTGGACCTGATCAGATTCCCTGGGATGGTAAACTCAAGTATGATTACCAACTCTGGATTGACTCTGACATCGTGTTCAATACTGAGAAGTTCTACCAACTTGTTCTAATAGATAAGGACATTGCAGGTGGTTGGTATTGTACTGAAGATGGTCATACTACTTCAGTTGCACACTGGTTGGAGGAGGATGACTTCCGATCCAACGGTGGAGTCATGAACCATGAGACTCTTGAAAGCATTCAGAAGCGTCGCAAGCCATTTACCGTTGACTACACTGGTTTCGGTTGGTTGCTTATTAAGCACGGTGTCTTCGAGCATACTGAAATGAAGTACCCTTGGTTCGCACCTAAGATGCAAGTCTTCGAGTCAGGAGAAGTGCAGGATATGTGCGGCGAAGACGTTTCTTTCTGCCTTGATGCGAAAGAAGCAGGATTTGATATCTGGTGCGACCCTCGTATTCGCGTCGGACACGAAAAGTCTCGTATTATCTGATCCCCATGGCAGAAGACCGTTATACTATTAAAGTAAACGGAGAGGTCCTCTTCAAGTCATTATCGCAAGACGAATACTTTGACAGAATGGAGGACCTTGCTCTAGAATATTATCAGCGAGGCGTCCCTCGTCCTGAGTCCATTGAAACTATTATCATTAACGAAAACGGAGATTTGAAAAATGGCAGTTCGCTCTAAAGTCGGAATCAACAA